GCAGAACGTATCTCCCTGCGGGGAACGGTAACAATCACCCACGAAAGCCCAATGACTCGCGGTATTGGTAGCCAATGAGTACGGCTGAGGCACAAACTAAACCGCCGCTGGTGGGGGCTTTGTACCCACGACTTCACACACCCTGGTTAAACACCAAAACCCGGGGCGGTGAGATTGCTGAGTTGGCTGAGCGTATTGGGCAACCCCTACTACCCTGGCAAAAACTAATTCTTGATGATATGTGTGCCATCGATGATGAAGGCAAGTTTATTAAGAAGTCGAGTCTGTTCATTTGCGCCCGGCAATCGGGCAAAAGCCACATGCTGCGCATGCGTGTGCTGGCAGGCCTGTTTTGCTTTGATGAGCGCAACATATTGATAATGTCGAGCCAGCGGCGCATGGCCGAGAAGTCGCTAGAAATTATTGCCGATATTGTGGCACGCAACGATTTCTTACTAGCGCAAGTTAAGGATGGCAAGATTGAGTCGGCCTACCGTAAGAGCAACGGCAAAGAGCGCCTGATCCTAGAAAACGGCGCTGTACTTGAAGTGGTTGCGGCAAATTCTGACTCTAGCCGCGGTTTAACTGCGGATGTGCTTTGGATCGATGAGTTGCGCGAGGTAAACGAGGCGGCGATGGATGCCAGTAAATCGACCACCTTAACGCGCCCTAATAGCCAAAGATTTTATACATCGAACGCCGGGGCAGCCGATAGCGATGTGCTTTTACACATGCGCGAAAGGTCGATGGCCAAGCCACCTAAATCGCTAGGCTTTTACGAATATAGTGCTAGTGAAAATTGTGATATTTGGGATCGGAGCGCATGGGCGCAGGCCAATCCATCGTTGGGGCTGTTGATTAGTGAGGATGCGATTGAGGAAACGATTGCAACTAGCACGATCATGGCAGCGCGTACTGAGACTTTGTGCCAATTTGTAAACACTGGCATGACTAGCCCCTGGACTCCTGGCAGTTGGGAAGATTTGGCCGATGCTGAGATGGTTATGACCCCGGGCATGCAAATGATGTTTGCATTTGATGTAGACCCACACACGCGCAGATCGGCAAGCCTAGTGGCAGGTGCTTTGTTACCCGATGGTCGTATTGGCTTGGCTTTGGTCAAAACATGGGAAAGCCAGATTGCTGTGAACGAGTTGCAGATTGCGGTAGACATAAAAGCCGAGGCGGATAAATGGCATCCAAAATTAATTTTGCATGACTCCTATACCACTGCCGCTATTGCCGAGCGTTTAAAGAATTCCGGGCTTATGGTTGAAGCCTGCGTAGGGGCGCAGTTTTACACCGCATGCAGCACCTTCAAAGACAAAATCGACAACAAATTAGTGGTGCATGGGATACAGCCAGAATTGGATCAACAAATGCTGAACGCAGCCAGTAGCAGTAAAGACTCAGGATGGAGAGTCGTACGCAAAAAATCACAGGGCAGCGTGGCGGCCGTTATCGGCATGGCTATGGTTACTTTGCACCTTTCAAAGCCAATTAGTGAGGCCAAAATCTACATTTAGACACGCCGCAGGCATCCCTGTTTGGTGCTTTACAAACTGAGAAAATTGTGGCATGGGATTACTAGAAACCTTTGGCATCCGTAGTAAAGACAAAGTGCAGATTGATGCACAACTAGCCCCTGCCATTATGTCGGATCGTTTTGGCGCAGGCCAATACAGTTACGGCGGCATGTATAACAATGGTTATGGCGCAGGCTTTATGGATCGCGCTACTGCACTGCAGGTTAGTACCGTATCAAGATGCCGTAATTTAATTTGTGGTGTTATTAGTTATTTGCCTTTGGAGTTGTACAAAAAATCTACAGGCCAGCAATTACAAAGCCCACTTTGGCTAGAACAGCCAGATATTCGCCAACCGCGTGCAGTTACTTTGGCTTACACAGTTGATAGTTTAATTTTTTACGGCGTAGCCTATTGGCGCGTTACTTCACTTTATGCAGATGATGGCCGCCCTTCAGGTTTTGAGTGGGTAGCAAATACTCGCGTAACAGTTACAACAGATGCTATGGGCTATGAGGTTGCGTATTACGCAGTTGATGGCAAGCAAGTGCCAATGTCCGGTATTGGCAGTTTAGTTACATTTCAATCTTTGCTACCTGGTGTTTTAGAAACTGGTGCGCGCACAATTCAAGCCGCATTAGATGTACAAAAGGCTGCGGCAGTTGCAGCGGCCACACCGATGCCGACCGGGATCATCCGCAACCAGGGTGCTGACCTACCCGAAGCGCAGGTGCAAGGTTTGTTAGCAGCCTTCAAATCGGCACGCCAAAATCGCAGTACTGCTTATTTGACTAGCACTTTGGATTACCAAACAGTTGGATTTTCACCTAAGGAAATGACCTATAACGAAAGCAGCCAATACCTTTCCACGGAAATTAGCCGCTTAATGAACATCCCGGCCTTCATGGTTAGCGCGGATATGAATAACAGCATGACTTATCAAAATGTTTTAGATAGCCGTAAAGAATATGTTGCTTATTCGCTGCAACCGTTTATTTGTGCAGTTGAAGAAAGACTTAGCATGGATGATATAACCGCACACGGTAATGTCGTTAAGTTCAACATCGATGAGACATTTTTACGCGCAGATACTATGGCGCGCTTGGATGCTATTGAAAAAATGCTAACACTTGATTTAATTGATGTTGAAACTGCACGCGAAATGGAAAACATGAGTCCGTATGGAATAGGAGATAAAGATGCTTTTAACATTTAGCGCATCTATTACTGCAAGCGATGGCGAAAGCCGCATGATCGCTGGAAAAATTGCACCGTATGGTGAAGTTGGCTATACCAGCGCAGGTAAGGTTGTCTTTCAAGAAGGCAGTATAAACATCCCTAATGTTGATAAAGTTAAATTGTTAATGTCGCACGACAACTCAAAAGTTGTAGGGCGCATGCGTAGTGTTGAGTCAAAAAAAGACGGCATGTATGCAAGTTTTTCAGTAAGTCGCAGCACCGCCGGTTCAGATGCAATTTTGCTAGCCCAGGAGCAGTTGATGGATGGCCTATCCGTTGGTGTGGAAGTATCTGCATCAGAGCCAAAAGGCGATTATCTCCTGGTAACGGCTGCCACTTTGCGTGAGGTGTCGCTTGTTGAGTCAGCGGCATTTTCATCGGCAGCCGTGCAAAGAATTGCTGCGCAGGCAGAAATTGTGGATGCTGAAGTATCTACAACAACAAAAACCAGCGTAACAACAAGCACCACAACTAGCACAACAACCGAAACCGAAACCGAAACAGAAAGCGAGGCCGCTGTGTCTACAGCCCCCGAAACTCCAAACGAGGATCAGACCGAGGAAGTGGCTGCACCAACAGTAGAAGCAGCCCGCAAAATCATCCGACCTTCAGTACTAAACAGCCAGACCGTACGCACACCTATTACATCAATGGGTGCATATACAGAGCATAAAATTAAAGCAGCACTTGGCAACGAGGACTCCAAACTTTATGTAACTGCAGCCGATGATAGTTTTGCTACCAACCCGGCATTTTCACCAACTCAGTACCTTTCAGAATTTCCAACTAACACACGCTTTGGCACACCTGCCATTGATGCTTGTTCACAGGGAGTTTTGCCAACTAGCGGTATGACTATAAATGTGCCTTCATTGGTTACATCGGCTGGCGGCGGTACAGGAGTAGCCCCTAGCGTTACTGTTGAAGCCGAAGCAGGAGCAGTAGCAAATGTCGGTATGGAAACTGCGTACCTAACAGGTACAGTGTCCAAGTACAGTGGCATGAATACGCTATCCGTAGAACTTTTGGAAAGATCAGACCCTAATTTCTATGCTGAACTAACACAGCAACTACAAAACGCTTACCTAACACGACTTGATACAACTGTACTTGCTGCATTAGTTGCTGCAGGCCAGTACTCATCAGGTTGCGATGCATCATCTGATGGTGTTATTGAATTTGCTAGCGATGCTGCTCGTAAGGTTTACGAAGCAACAGGATTTTTTGCAAATAACTACATCGCCAACGGATCACAATGGCAACTTCTCATGGGGTCTACAGATAGCACAGGCCGACCAATTTACTCAGCATCACAGCCAATGAACGCAGGCGGCGCAGTACAGCCTGGATCAATTCGCGGTAATGTGCTTGGTTTGGATTTGTATGTGGATAAGAACTTTGCAGCCACTACAACTATCGATGACTCAGCGGTAATCCTTGCACCTGAAGCATTTACCGTATACCGCAGCGCGACAAATTACATGTCTGTAAATGTCGTTTCAAACCTACAGGTACAGGTTGCAATTTATGGTTACATGGCCACTATTGCAAAAATGCCTAATGGTATCGTCAAGTTTAACTTGAACTAATCCCCTAAGAAGTCGGTGGGTCATTAGCCCTTTGGCCCACCGACCTTAACAAGTAAAGGAGTACAAAATGGCAGCCACCTATGTAACCGTTGCAGAATTGCGCGCTAATTTAGGTATTGGCACTTTGTACACCGATGCAACGCTTGATGAGGTTTGCCAGGCGGCGCAGGATCAAATCAACTCCTTCCTTTGGTTTGACTCAGCGCCAGTTGTGGGAACGGCACTAGTATCAAATGTTGCAACTGTTATGTTGGCCAACCCCGGTATATTTACAGTTGGGGAAACAGTAACGATTGCTGGGGCTGGTTCAACATTTAACGGTGCTTACACAATTACAGGCACAATTCCATTTAGCACAGGCACAGCAAACATCTTGCCAGCGTTTAATTTGCAATTAAGTTATTGGCAAAATCCACAGGGTTACAGTTTTATCCAATATGCAAAAACCGCTGCTAATCAAAATTTTAGGCGCGTACTGCCTTATGGCACTGCCGAAGGCGCAGACACAAAAACCGCTAGTTATGTAAACACAGCCAGCGTGCGCGAGGCCGCCATGATTTTGGCCGTTGATATTTTTCAAGCCCGGCAGGTTAGCCAAACTGGTGGCGTAAGTATTGATAACTTTAACCCTAGCCCCTACCGCATGGGCAATACTATGATTGGCAAAATTCGAGGCCTATTAGCGCCCTACATGTCTCCAAATTCGATGGTTGGTTAAATATGACCGTAGCCATTACAACACTGCGATCCACAATCGCCGCCGCATTAGCAAACGCTGGTGTGTGGCAAACATTTAGTTACCCACCTACAACAGTTTTGGCCAACTCAGTAATTGTATCTGCAGCCGACCCATATATTGTGCCTGCAAATGGCCGATATAACGGCGCAGCAATACAACCTATGGCTAACTTTCGCATAACCATGACCGTGCCTGCCTTTGATAATCAAGGCAATTTTGCTGGCATCGAGGATATGATGATTGCCGTTTTTAATAAACTGGCAAACAGCAATATCCAATTTAGCGTTACCACAATATCTGCGCCTACAGTACTAAACGCAGATAGTGGCAGCCTGCTTATGGCAGACCTTCAAATAACCGTACTAACAACATGGAGTTAAAAATGGCAGATCAACAGATAACCCCGGCAGATATTGAGGTTTTAAAAAAACTTGGTCTGCCAATCCCAAACGAAACACCGACCAAAAAGAAGGATGAGGAATAATCCGTGGCAATTTATTTAGATAATCAAGTTGGCCTGAAAATTGCCACAGTTGATTTGAGCGAGTACATAACATCAATTACGCTTACCCAAACCTTTGACGAAGTGGAAACCACCAGCATGGGGGCGGCATCTCATCAATTTTCAAAGGGTTTGGAAGCCAGCACACTGCAGGTAGAT